CGTTCGTGATAATAAGGTCGTTGAGCTTGAGAGGGTATCGGTCTGCATCGCTCAGTTGTGGGTTGAGCATGAACTGTAACGCAAACCCTCCTCGCCCGTATGATAGTTTACGTTCCTCAAGGTCAAGGTCGGTAAATCTGGTCGGTTCGGTGCTGTGACCAATAGATTCCTTTGTGATCTGCTCAACAAGATAAGGCGATACCTCATTGTTATAGATCTTATCCACATCATCCAGCGATGGAAAGAGTACAGGCCAGACTCTCGTTGTGTAGCCCTTGCGTTTCAGCTTGGTGTAAAGGGTGTCCTCAGACTGTGGTGTGCCGAGGTAGATGATACGTGCATCAGGATTGTCTGGCTTGATAACTGCCTCTGCCTCAGTGACCTGTACCTCCAACTTGTCTCGCATCCCCTGAGTCATGCTGTTATTGGGAACCTCAACATCGTCAAAGATGATAATGTCGGCTCTGGATCCTGTGATCTGGGAATTGATACCGAGTGACTTAACGGAAGTTGCGTGTGCTGGTGGTGCTAGTGCAACATCAAATCCGATTGCCGATTGCCGCTGGTGCGATTGTGGTATGAGATGCTGTAACTCTGGCATCTCTTTAATGAGCCTCAAGGTAAAGTTGGTGAACGCATCGGCACGATCCTTGGACGCTGAGATAACCAAGATATTCATGGTCGGGTCCATTAGTAGTGACCAGTCCACGAATGCGGAGGTTAGCCACGACTTTCCTAGTCCACGAAATCCTTGAATAATCTCCCGCTTAGGTCCGTGTTGCAGAAATTGGGCAACGTCATACTGTACTTCTGTTGGTTTAGGTAGACCGAGATGCTCCCATGCAATGTACAGGAAGTTGCGAAAGTCTAGTAACTCAGTGGGAACTTGGTGCTTCAATGCAGTCGAGTAGGTTTTGGTTTACAAATAACTTCGTCTCAGGAAGTTCTACGAGTAGTCGCCGGATTGCTGTAACAGCAAGGCATTCCTCAAGTGTGGGTTCCCGCCCTAATACCACTGTCATTGTCTCTCTCATCCCATTGCTTGCCTGCGTTCTTCTTCTTCCTGTTCCTGTGATGCCATTACTGCAAAGGGAACACGATTCTTTAGTGTGCTGCCTGCGGATTCTGGATCAGACATATCGGAAACCACGCCGTTGTTCTTCAGCATGGAGTTGGCTTGAGCAAGTAGAGCTGCACTATACTCGCCCGTTTCAATCATGTGGTCTACTGCCTGAGTTAGTGCATCTGCGACCTTAACGTGCAGTTGCTCCATTGCTTCTTTCTTTGTGGTACTCATGTTATGTTAATTTGGAATAACAACCCTGATCTCGTCAATAGACGATCCCCACACTTCCGACGAGGTCACTCCGCCTGATCGTCGATAGAATGCAGCTTTTTGTTGGAAATTCAGTGTCAAGGAATGAGTCGATGTGTTATACTGCCAATGAACTCCTGTTGATTTAGTCGTATCTGTAAGTTCGTACATGAAACCAAGTGGGATAGGTTTCACGTCATTAGGCAAGGCGGCGAGTCTTCCATAAATCATTAAATTACGCCAAGGGAACTCTGTGCTAATAGCAGAAGTGAGCGTCTCTGAATCCTGTGTCCCTGCTGCCGAAGATATAGACGTGCCGCCCCAACTTGTTACCCATCCACTGTCGTAAATATGCCGAGATGCACCAGAGAGAACAACCGCACCATTCCTGTCCCACAATTGCCCTGACACTGAGGGGTCGGTGGTCGGTAAATTAAACATGGAGATTTCACCATCAGTCCCGAAGGTCATTAGGATGTTCTTTAGTGTGATATCATCGTTGTAACTCGCTAGTGCTAATGTCCCTGATCCATAACCAAGGTGCATGAAACTCTCATCGGATGCAGCAGCGTCATCATTCCAGACTATTGTAGGGGCATCTGCAATCAATCGAAGTGTTGCCGCATCTGAGCCTCCGCCTCCAGTGTGTTGCACTGTTAGGGTTGCCTCGCCTGTGCCGTCTGCAATTAGTATATCTCCGTGAAACTTATACTTGGAACCAGAAACGTGAGCACCACCTATTCCGAAGAAGCCTGTAGTGGAATCATAATTAAGGTCCAAAGGCAATGCCTCCCATTGGTCCGAAGTGGAATCAAATGCCAATACACTATTGTCAGTCAATGAGGCTTTCCTAAATGCCAAATCTGCTGCTTCCTGTGCGAGATAAAGTCCGTGTCGATAAGAGCCATCCAATTGATCCCCTGTAACAACTGATCCGTCTGAGAAATCATAATCCAGTGCAGTGTCATCGTAATCCTTGCCGAGTGTGTCCCGCATCACAATGAACTTAGTCCCTCCTGTTGGTGCTACATCAAACTCTATGTTTGTTCCGTCTATATCGAAGGAATATGCACCAGCAGTCGTGGAGTCATAGCGTGTGCCGTCTGCATCCAACTGCACTATAATGTGAGAGTCACTGATCCAGTCTGAAACAGGAATAGCGTAGGTTGTTATAGATCCGTCACCTGTGTATGTTCTGTATGTGTTCGCCATGATTAAAACTCCAATGTGTTTATTAAATTGTCTAGTGCCTGCCCTTGCTTCTGCCTTCGCTGTACATCCTTGTACTGCCTATGGAACTCTTGCAACTCTGGATATTCACGCAAGGCACGATCTAAACCTTCCGCACGATACTTGGAAAGAACGCTGTTAATCATTCGTATGCGTGGTGAAGGAAGTGCTGGCTCGGATCTCGGAGAGTGCTGTTGATACTCTCTGGACTTTATAAGCTTATCTAGTGCTTGGCGTAGTGTCTTGCCGCCAATACGAACAGTTCCCGTGAGTTCTAGTCGTCGGTCGTGTGCAGATTGTCCCTTCTCGTTTTCATAACTCGTCAAGTCAATCAACCCTCGGTAGCTTGGGGAAGGGGTGGTAAATCCGTGATCTAGTGCAGCAATCTCTTCCAGTACCGCATCGGTCTTTGCGGTCTTGTATCGTATTGGGCTAATTGCATTAGCAAACGGGACATTGAACGTGTCTTGAGTCTCTTTCGCCTCGCCAAGCAAGTTGCGTCTAGGGTCTAGTCTTACGCCTGATCCTGTTGGGCTGTAGATGCGGAACTTATCTACTGTGTTGCGTAGTTCCTTTACGTCATTCGCATCCATGATTTCTCCGACAACCTCCCTGCCTGTCGTCCTCCAGAATCCCGCAAGTGGAACTGTTGAATTGACTGCAATATTTCCGAACAGCCTCTCAATACCTCTGCCGCTCTCATCTGACATTGCCTGAGTAAATTGCTCCATCCCTGCCAAGTAAGACTTATTAGTGATGTTCCGTTGAAGGGTTATCATCAGGGTGAATAGGGTCTTTTCAATAGCTGGACGATTGAACTCCCAATTTTCCTTCATCATATCCATTACGTCAGCATATATACCGATCACAGTAGCAAGGGGGTCGAGCCTTTGATAACTCACCCATGAGTCACCCACCTTTATACTGTAAGGCTGCCATCCTGCATCTTCCAGACTCTTTCTCGCTTTAGCATCCCTCGGCCCGCCACCAGTAAGCTTGTCACTAAATGCCAGCATTGCTCCGATGTGTGCTCCCATTGCGGTAAATGTTGTCGTGATCTTGCCCAATGCCTTAGCCTTACGCAAGGGATCGCCTGATAATATGTCAGCTTTGAGGGGCTTCATATTACGAGGGTTAATTAAACCAACGAGACTGCGATCCGCCGCATACGTGAGGATGTTTACAGGGGTCCGAATGAATGGGAAGATGAAAGATAGTACAGGATTTTGTGTGACTAATTTATGAAAGCCACCACTTAGCGACTTGGGATCTAGGTCTTTTGTGAAAGTCAACTCCTCGGCAACATCCTTGCCGTAGTTGGATAGCAAGCTTTTGGACTCATCGAAGTTGTCCTTCACATACTGAGCTACAAAATCAATTGTATCCTCGTCATTCAAATCCATTCGCCTTGCCTCAAGAAAGCCTTCCCTTGCAACAGTGCGTTCGCTGTATAACTCTCCGCCTTCCGTTACGATCTTCTCCAGCTTCGTCTTAACCAACTGAGCAATCTCAGTTGAACTTGTAGCCCCTTCCTCAATCGCCTCAAGGGTTGCTTTATACTTTGCAGCACGACGAGCGTTGAGTTGCTTAAAGAACTCGTCTGCTCCCGTTAGTCCACGACTCGGCCACCTTAATACTTGTGCCATCGTGTTAAAGGTATCATAGAACGCACTATCAGGCCGAATGCCCATTGCCTCAGATGTGATTGCTGCCTCTGGTCGAACATCAAGTGCTCGGTTGCTATTCGGGATGAGAAATTGCTTGTCGTCGGTTAGTGCTCTCTTGCTCCAGCGAAAAGACTCCATCCATGTGTCCATGTCTACTGCTGCCTTGATTGCTGCCTTAGCAATATCTGGCCTACCTGCAAGCAACGCACCCGCTGATTGCTCGAAAGTATCTAGTGCCATTGTGAGCATGCCGCCCATAATATTAACGGACTGAGTTGGTAATCCAGCGAGCAGGTTATTGATCCAGAACTCACGCAGCATATCAAACTTACCTCCCTTGGTGCTATCGGCTATGCTTAGTATCTGTCGCATGACCTCATCCTTATTGCCGCCTCGCTGTAGGATGTCCACCACCCGATCAATCCACGCTTTCTTCTTGTCCCTCATCCATTGCTCACTAAAGACTCGCCCTCCCATCTTGATCTCCTGAACTGGATTGACCTTCACCTTCTTATTCCTGAACAGTGCAGTCTCTCTTAATCCAAGTCCGAACTGTCTGGCAATCTGAGAGTCAATAGCAACGTACTCGTAAAGATCTTCAACTAATGCTGCGACTTGTGCCTTCTTCTCGATGTCACTAATCCCGACCATATTCTTTGCAATGTCGGTGATTTCCTCAAGATAGGATTCAGTGACCATACGGAAGGATGTTGCACGAACACGGATCTCTTGCAGTAATCCCTTGTCCTTGAGAGCAATAGCCTTGCGGTACTCCCTAGCTTGTGAGGCAGGCAATACATTGATAGCTTCCTCAGTGGCATCCACTTCATCCTTAATGCTTTCTAATGGACGAGTGGGAGGGGTTACTTTCTCATTTTCACGAACCGCTTTATTGGCGAACTCCAGTACTCCAACTCGGTCAGCAGTAGATCCAAAGTTCACAACGCCGCCCTTGCCAATTCCTCCTACATTCTTGAGGTAGCGGTTGGCTAGGTCGTTCGCATACTCTTCCGCCTTCCCCTTGCTCTCTTGGTCTGTGAATGGAATTTTTTCTGGGTCTTCACGCAGGGAAACTTTGACGACTTCATCCTTTTCTTTTGCTTTTGGTTTCTCCGCTTCCTTTGGCTCATCCCTTGGTGCTGTGACTTCTGTCTCTTCCTTGATCGTGTCATCAATCAAGTCTTCATCGGTGCGTGGGAGAGTTGGCTCCTCCTGTCGAATTAGTGAGTTGACGAGGCTTTCAGGATCATCGCCAAGTTGTTCACGCACAGCACTAGATACTACATCCGCATCGCCGCCTGCACTCTTGGCTTGCATCCCCTTCTTCATTGCCTTGACCCCTCGGAAAACACCATCGACCATCATGCCTAGCCCAAGACCTTCCAGTGCGTTCTTGAATCTACCCTCTAGTACAGTGTCATCGTCTTTGGTTGCAAGGAACTCTGTTACAGGATTCTGAAGTGCAGGGAATTGTTGAATTAAATTTGAAAGCCTTTGCTCTTGTTCGGAGAATGCAGTAAAGTCAGTAGCTATACCAGCAACAGCACTTTGAGCAACACGACTCTGTGCTGCCTTTTGTGCAAGTGATCCAGCCTTAGCGAGCTTTCCTGCTGCTAGACCTACACGCCCTGTCACCCCTAGTATTGGAACGAACCCTGCCACAAATTGCGTTGCACCTTCCACGATTCCCCCTACTGCCGTCTGGCTAGTGCCTAATGCCCTAGTGTCCCAATCAGGTAGTATGTCGCCAGCAACGTAATCCGCTAGATTGTATGTGCTTTTCGCCATTCCTTCCAAGCCTCGAAATGGTGCTGCAACCACATCAAGAAAAAGGTTGGGGTCGTTCTGTATCTCTAAAGGATCTTTAGCCATTACTGCTTGGTTCGTTGTATGAATTGAGAGTATTCCTTGTACCACTCACGCTGATTTTCTAAAAGTTTATCAGGAGTAACGCCAACACGTTCGGCCTTAGCCTTAATGCTATCTAGGCTTGCGTCATTGCTCTCAACTTCCTCCTGTGTGAGAATCCTGTGCTGGCGTGTGTTAATCTCCGTCACATCAATAGGGTATGTGGTATAGGAGAAGCGACCTTGAGCGGGGTCAATCGTCTCCCTTGTGTGTATGAAAACATTAGGGTCATCTGTTGACTTCATCTTATGAATATTTGTCAACGCCCCTGATAACGCCTGCACCTGTATGTAGACTTTTTCAAACTCTTGAATGTCCTCCTCAGTGTACTCCACTGGTGGCATTGTATAAACTCCCTCTGGGTCGATTTTTGCCTCAACCTTAAATTTGTCTTTATTGAGGATCGCCTGAACCTCGCTATGGCTGTATCGTTCCCAGAAGTTTTCGCTTGCGAGTTTGCGTTGCTCCTCTTCACCATTTGCCATGACCTTTAGATTTGCTAACATGGCTTTCGCCAACTCTTTGCCGCCACGTTCCCCTTTGTATTTATCAAGGCGAATCGCCTGCATATCTCTTGAGTGAACCTCGTCCGCCTTGACATCGGAAATCGCCTTAGCCTCTTGCTCTTGTCTCGTCAAGGCATGAGCCCTGTATGTCTCGAACTCTGCTTCTGCTGCCCTCTTGAATGCAATATTAAACAAATCCGCCTGCCTATCTAAATCGTAACTCTCTGCTTGTGCAGTGGCTAGTTCTTCGGGAGTAAAGTAACCCTTGGGATCATTGAATGAAGCCAAAACCCCAGCGATCTCCTGTTTCTTGGCACTGAGGTCAACGACTAGATCAATAGATAGCTGCCTCATGGTATTGGCATCTAGCTTGACCTTTTCATCTACCTCTAAGCTGTTTAAATATTTCCCGTATTCCGTACTAAATGCACGAAGCACATTGAATCGCCCATCTGCTAACTGCTGTATCCGGCTAGAGACTAAGCTTTGTGGATCACGATCCAAGTCTTTCTCTAGTCCGTCCATTATTACGTCACCATGAATGCCGCCCACCTCAATAGCGTAGTCATTGAATGCTTGTTTTAGTTGCTGTGTACTCGTGAGAGCTTGATCCCGCCAAACTGGTTGCTCGCCTTTCTTTATGCGAGCCTCTAAGTTGGTATATGCCGCAAGGTCATTATTGGCTTTACGTTCTCCCAGCTCTTGATCCTCTCGCAAGTCTTTTAATTCTTGGTTATCTCCAACGTCCTGCTCCTTGGCGATAATGTTTTCGATCTCACGGATCGTAGCCGACTCATCACTAAACATGCGAGAGCCAACACTAAGAGACTTTTTGGCGAACTCAAGAAACTCCGCTGCCTCGCTTGGGTCAGTCTCCGCCATCAGCTTTGCCGTCCCACGTATGACCCGCAACTGATCTGCTGGCTTTAGTGCATTCAGATCGCCCCATGCTGAAAGGATAGCTTGCTTGCTCTCAAATTCTGCTTCTAGTTTTTGTGATGAACTCAGGTCTTTATCGTTTTCTGCCTCACGCATCTTATCGTAGCCAGCAACTATGGAGTTTACTGCCGAGCGTGTTGTACCTGCCAGCATCTCTTTAGTCTTTTGATCTGAGTAGCGTTGCTGTAATTGGCGACTGCGTTGACTCCATTCTTGATTAAAAGCCTGCATCATAATTGGATTCGCCTGAAGGCTACTGACTTCTGACTCAGCCAAGAATGCACCACGTTCCTCATCTAAAATTTGCCCAACGGTTAATTGGTTATCCCCTTGTTTTGCACCGCCTTGAAACCTGCCTCCACTTGATGTCACACGATCATGCAGTCTTGCCGCATATTCCTTGGCTAATGCACGTTGACTACGCTCCCAATTCAAGGGATTACCAAGGAAAGGGATTTTGCCATCCCTCACGCTCTTATCAAGGCGTTTCTCCATAGCCTGCTTCTGTTTCTCAAGCTGTGCGAAGGATAAGCCTTGTATCTCTTCTTCGTACATCTCGTTGAGCGTTCCACCCATTTGAGTGTATGCCTCAAGTCCTCGATTAACGGAACTGAGTCCACGAGCGAGTCCTATTAACTTACTTTCAGGTGCTTGTTGTACTGCAACTCGGTATTGTCCCGCCGAAACATTGGCAGGTCGCAAGCCTCTTGTCGGTAAATCTTGGGTTTGCACCCTGTTGTCCGTGACGATTCTAGCCATTAGTATCCTACTGAGTAGTTTTGGTCAAATGCGGAAGTGAAAGAAGATGGTGCTGCTGGGGCCTGTGTAACTCCTGCTCCACTAGCCCTTGCCATTCCTGCACCTTTAGCCGATCCTTGTGCAACACTGGATGCGATACTTGCGATTCCCTCAAAGATGGATGGTTTGTTGACTGGTCGATTGATCCCGATCTGTGTCTGTGTGCTACGCATACCTGCATCCTGTAACGCAAGTCCTGTAGCTACATCCTGAAAGCCTTGCTCCCTTGTAAGTGCGTACTGGTAATTACCCATTTGGCGGTAGTAGTCATCTAGTAGCAAATCAACGGACCCCCCCGAAACTCCAGCTTCTCCTGCTGCTACTGTTGATCTAGCCATGCTTGCCTTGGCACGTTGCTGCAATGCAAAGAGTTCGTTCTGTTTCGCCTGCATCTCCTGATCCTGACGAATACGCATTGCGGTCTGCTCTTGGCGTAAACGTGCTTGCTCTTGGCGAGAAGCTACTGCTTGATATTTGGCTTGTTGCCTCGCCTGCCTGCGTTGCCCGATAAATGATGCACCTGCGGTAATGCCTTGCAAGGCTGCTGTAGTGCCGATAGTGCCAGCCATTGCAGTAGTTGACGCAACTGCACCACCAGTCAGTATTGATCCCAAAGGTGCTAATGCCATCCAACACATTACGCTGCCCCCCGTCTAATGGTGAAATAACGATAACCTTGTGGTGCGTTATCTTCAGTGAACTCAGCACCAAGCCATTGTAGCCAACGCATACTTACAGTGTTGGACTCAGAAATTAGATTGTAAACGTAGAAGTAACCATCGAGCAGGAAGTCTAGCCACTCTCGGCTATACTTCAGGAATGTGTGATGCACCTTCTTCACGAGTGGAGTGCCTAAGCACCATATCACGCCCGTGTTATTAGGCCCATCTCCAACGCCAAAGCAACAGACCAGTTTCTCATCATTGGTTCTCATGCAGTGCTGCCTCTTGGAATTTGCAAAGGAATACTGGATTGCCTCTTGTGGTTTAACACCAAGACCAAGGATCTCCTCTGTGTCTTGACTTCGCAGGTTGGTCGCAAGATCCATTAAGTCAAATGGATGAGTCTCCCTTATATATGAATCTGAGTATTTAGCTTCCAATGCGACGACTCCTAGTTGATACAGTTGATTCAAACTCTGTCGATAACCATTGGAAAGGCAAGGCTGAATCAGATGAAAGGGTGATTGTAATATCGCTTATGTTTGCGTAGACAGGAAAGGGGAACGTGCCATCTTGTAGGATGAGCGTTCCAAGTTGTGTGTCACTGCCTAGTATTTGTGCGTTAAAGATGTGTTCGTGGGTATCACGATATTTCTCAGCGACTGAGACTTTGAAGTGTCCTGTGTTTGCGTACTCAATTGAGCCGTTACGCACCTGTTGTTTAGCGAAATTGGAAACGGATCTGCCGCCTCCATCTGCTGCTTGCTTCAAGATAGGTCGAGTAAGAGTGACTGTGGTTGTGACAGGTAGACCGATGTAAGCCTCTTGTGCTGTGTAGCCTAGCCCTCCACTAATAACATTGAATGACGTAACCGCATTCCCTGTAACAGTAAATTCAATATTTGCAGCAGTGTCAGGATTTCCGCCCTGTAGGATTAGCGTATGAGTCCCGTCAATGTAGCCAGAACCGCCAACCAATCCTGTGAAGCCAGTAATCGCTCCAGTGGCATCAAGCGTAGCAATCGCACTTGCACCTGTGCCGCCAGCACTATTACTAAAGTCTGCCATTGGCTCAATGGGGTAGCCAGTTACTCGCAGGACATTAGTAGAAACATCTGAGTTGTTGGTAGATTTCGTGCCTCCTTGAGTCCAAACCTCCGCATTGGCAATAGGGTATCCCGCATCAATATCTGTCGTTCCTGTAGACCCATTATAGCTAGGTGACAGGGTTGATACTGTTCTACGTTTATCCAAGCTGATTACGTAGTCCTCGCCAGAATCAACTAAGCCTGATTCAAGTTGCATCTTCTCCAGATAGGTCGATACACCATCCTCTGTGACAAGGTACATGTCGGACTCGATAAAGAACACCGCAACGATGTCGTCTTGAAAAGTGAACTTACTCCATGCTGACTGTACTCGCTCGGTTCCACGCCAGAAGTATTTGTAAACATACAAATCTGTTTCACCATTGGTTGCCGTGGTAGTGGCTACAATAATGTCCTCCGTTGAACTACCTGCAAGTTGTTTGATTGTGGCAGGAATGTACTTAGGCACATGCCCTGTAATCTCTTCAGCACGTTGCGTGTCGGTAGTTGTGTCTATAAAATATTCACTAACACCATTGAAGGAATTGCGGGGAAATGCAAAGTACAGGAAGTTGCCTTGTGCTAATGGCGGCACAGACGTGATAGAGATATACTCGGTAGATGGCGTGACATTGATTGTCTTAGGAGTCAGCAGTTGATTGCCTTTGATAGTAAATTGTGTCTCTTCGCTGAATACAATTAGCCTTTCCTGTGTTGGAATGACATGCTTCAGGTTACTCACCTTTGTGTGACTAATCGCAACATCAATGGGTGCTGAGTCGAGTAGCTGTAAGACTGTCGTGCGGAAGAAGTTGTAGTATTCATCTACCTCGCTAAAGATAAGGTTTTGGCGGGACAGAAACCCCAGTCGGTTCTTCCAGAAAAACAGATTTTCAATCGTTTTGCCAACAAAGGATGGATCTGGGTTTGTGGTTGTGTCACCAACTAAGCGACTTGTCCATGTGTTTGTGTCGATGTAGTATGACGCACCATCAGACATAGTAACTGTGACGCTCTCGCCACTACCACCTCCAGCTGCACTAAAGTCCAGTGTAGGTGCAGATGTGTAGCCAGCTCCATTATTCGTAATATCAATACTATCAATGACTCCAGCGGATACAGTAAATGTTCCAACTGCTGCTGTGGTTGGTGTGCCTCCCCCTGTAAAAGCCAATGCAAATGTACCATCGGTGTACCCCGTGCCTCCACTTACAATATTGGTACTAGCAATATACAGATGCGTCTGCGGTGCTAATACCAATGGCATCGTTGCTGCGTCAACATCCTGTGGTGTGTCTGGTGCGATTGTCTCAACCCATGAACCTTCTCCAAAATCATCGGTAGATGCACCTGAGTCATTCAACTGAAACTTTACGTAATAATCATCTTCTGCAAGCTCTACACTACCTGCTACCTTTACTATAATGCCGTGAAAGCAGTTTATCGGCAAATCGGATATGCTTGCAACTTCGTTGTAAATCACACCTAAGCCCCCATTTGATAAGCCGTCATGTGTGTGTACATTAAAATCGTCGGTAGAGGTGTATTCTAGTAAGATCGAACTTGCGTTTGTGGCGGTACTGTAATTTGTTCCAGAAGCGTCACCCTCTAAATCTGCAAGCGTGACAGTAAGATTGGCAATCGTGGCATTAAGGATTGCAGCATATACACCTTGGGCAATAACCTCTGAGGATGCTGCCTCGTCTTTTTCCGTATATCCAGCATCAGTAGATGAAGTTATTTTAGTGCCAATAGGCATTTCAGACGAACCACTGCTTGCTCCATCGCCTGATTTATAAGAGCAATGATATGTTGTTGCTCCTATGGTTATATCTGCGTGGTAGTCCTTAGCGTAGTCCCCCTGCTTAATAAACACTACCGCCTTCTTTACTGCGGCAGCTGTGTTATTACTAATCGCCCCGACTTCTGTTGCTTTATTCAGGATAAAGGTCGTGTCGGCTACTGTGAGAGCACGTAGATCACGCCTTGGATTGAGCGTATTAGTATAAGTTGAGTAGCTTGTGCCTGTTCCAGTAGAAGCATTAAAAAGATCAATACTTGTGCCATCTGCTGTGTCGTAGATTACTGGATCGGAGTTAGGTGCATCGCTAGGGGGAATAATCAACAGATGCCTGTTATCTGCATCCCGATTGATTAGGTACACGAAACTGTCTGGATCAATATCTACATCAGTTCCAAGTTCACCTACAAACTCCGTGAAAGGGCGTTTCCTTAGTCCATCTACGACAGAACTTAGTGCGTTCTCCTGTAACTCATGTTGTCCAGAAAAGCGTAAGTTGTCAGGTTGCTGCGATACTCCCTGTGCAAGATTGGGTGTACTGGTATTTATCAGTGACATTAACTACGCCTCAGTGTGGTCTGGAGATCTACATTATCAAAAATTGATCTATCGGAGTTCTTGCCCTCGGCTGCCTTGGCTAGTCGTTTAGCCTCCATTTCGTCTCGCAATGTAAAAACTTCGCCATCGCCATCTCCGAGGTAACGTGCGTTCATCTTGCGTCCTGCACGAATGGCAATCCAATTGCGGAATGCTTCAGGGAGTTGTGTCCATTCTAAATAGAACACAATCTTAACCTCAAGGTCTTGTGTGAAAGTGTCGGTGTGGTTCTTTTTGTCGTACAGGGTAGTGCCTCGTTGCACCACATCAATGTCCGTGTACTTGTTTACTTCGGTATCCACCTTCAGGACGTTACTTGCCAGCGTGATCTTGTCGCTTGCGTCCCGTACCAAGTCGTACTTCTTCTCTGTGTTAAAGTGCCACCCTCTTGTCTGTATCTCTCGACTCGTGTTATCTAGCTGTCTTTCTGCCAACACTGCTTGTCTTGGCTTCCCTGATCCAGCTTCAAGTGTGTTGATTGGATTCTCTCCCATGCAATCCAATACGATGTTGACTGCTTCCAGCTTGGTAGTGAGTGCGAGTGCCATGTTATTTTATTCCCGACTGTAGAGGGGAGCGGCGAGGGAAACCAATACCTCAACCACTCCCCTAACAGTGAGGGGGAAGTTTATGCTACAAGTTCGAGCATGGATTCAGGACGAAGAACACCATGTCCACATGCCATCTTCGCTAAGAAGACCCATGCTTGGTATTCCATTTTCCACTCCATCTCGGTAGCGAGATCCATGAGTTTAACAACGCCCACGGCAGAACCATGACCGATGACGCCAACTGTGTTACGGAAGTCGCCATTATAACCAACACCATTTCCGCCGAATACATCATTGTTCGATGCACCTTGACCAGTTGAGGTCGCTGACAAGTTGGTGGATGGGATGTGGTTGGATTTGAACACTCGGATGCCTGCAATATCCATCACCCGTCCAGTAGACAGGCTACCAGAACCACCGATGTCAGTATTAGCAGCAGACACAAGAGTGATTGCATTAGAACTATCCGCACCAGTAATGAGACTGTAATAGTCGCTTGGACTGAGGATCGCAAAACGCCCATCTTCAGGAACGTCATTTTCGTCGAGCTTCTGAGCTGCGAGGAAGAATGCGTTAATGAGTTGGATGGCGGTATATGCAGCAGGAGTACCAGCAACGTCAGGAGCAGAGATGTCTTCATTTGGAATGTCGACCTGTCCACCTGTCTTGCCAGTTTGGGTAAGATTAGCCGAGTCACGGGCAGCAGCAATCATCGTGCGGATATTGCTGTTGTCGTAGAACTTAGCTAGAGCATGACCGAGTTGGTGAGTGTACTCACTACGGGCGTCATAATGATTTTTGAGGTCATCCAATTGATAGAGCATCGCAGGAGCAATGAGAGCGTCATCAATAAAGATTTCCTTCTCGCTCTTGCCGATGTCCTGTAAGTAGGTCGAGGATGCCCCGCCTTCTTGGATGATGTTTTGCCCTGCGGTGTGGTAGGACGCATCTGCGTTTCCGAGGATTGGGAATGATGCCGATTTACCACTAGAGATAGACCTAGTAGTGACTAGACCTTCTGTTACGTTTTTCTCGTCAAAGTTGGCGATAATTTCACCAGCGAATACTTTAAGGAAGAGGTCGTTAAAACCACTCCCTGCCTGATTGTCGTCAAACCTTGACGGATCTGAAATGCCTTCGTTAGCCATTTGAGAATTTCTCCTATATGAGAGGTTAAAAGATAAGGGTTTAGTTTATCTCGCTTCCTGTACGATAGGTGTCTTCCGCAGAAGGCTACGACATTTGTCGAAATCTGGTTTAAGCTATTTCAGATTTACTTGCGTTATGCAAGCATAAAAAACCCGTAGAGCGGAGAAAGAAAGAATGACGCCCTACGGGTTTTAGTGTGGTAGAAACCAACCAAGAATGAATAATCAATACACTACATGTAAAACTATGATCCCGTAGAATCTAAATTATCTTACTGATTGCAAGCCTTTTGTGAACTTGCTCCTGCCAAGACTTGTCGCCGGACTTGTACCTCTTATCCTGCATGTCTGCTTTGTACTCTGCTGAAGAGAGATATGGCTGAACTCCAGCGGCGGATGATGTGTCGCCACGGAAAGTTTGTGAAGCAGGAGAACCATTGGCAACTTGGTAACGTGCTTGCAGGTTTTTCACTGCGGTACTCGCTTTCGTCATATCACCGGAAGTATAGTCGGCGTTAAATAACTCGATCTCCTGCGGGGTTAGGTTATTGCCTCCCCACTCCAAAAGAGAATCGTGCTGCTTTTGACCACCTGCAACTTCGTACAGTTTGATTTGTTGCAACTCAACAGTTGCCTGTTGGTTTTCGATAAAGCTATCAACAACCTCTTTGGGCATGCCAGCTTCAGTCAACTTTGCGTAAGTGTCATCGGAAAGTTTGCCTTCATTCTCAAAGAACTCATTGCGAGCATCATTGAGGGTTTGTGTAAACTCGGTAGGCTCTTGCGTTTCCTGTGTCTCTTGGCGTTCACTAAGCTTCTTCTGTGCCTCGCTATATGCCTTAGCTTGTTCCGCTATTGCGTCCTCAACACTGCGACCTTCAGTGAGGTATTTATCTTGTAGCCATTCAGGGCGTTCTACCTCCGATGTGGCTTCAGGTTGTCCCTCGGTAGTGACTTCAGTAGGTTGAGTCTCGCCTGATTGCTTCTGCTTCAATTCTGCTGCTTGTTGCTCAAGGGTTGGCCCCTCGTCGGTAGTAGATTTAATTACAACTTCTTCTGACATCTTACAGCCTTGGTTGTGAAAGTTTTTTACCGCCATTCACATCATCGCCAATGGAGACATTGGGAACGAATGCGAGTGCATCAGAAACAGCGTGGCTACCATTTGGGTTCTTTTGCCGTGTAGTCACAGCCACAAGGCATCCGCCACGGACTTGTTTTGCCAGTATCGCTCTTTCCAGCCCTTCTTTATGCAAACTAACCGAAGCTAATACCTCGAACATGTCAGGATCTCCAATGATTACATCCTGATTCGTTGGTTCTTTTTGTTTTGGTTCTTCCTCCACGATTGGTTTTATCCGCTTCGTGGTAGGCTTTTTTGTTGTAGGCTTTTTACCTGACATACCTTCCTCCTGTGTTTGTGTTACTCTTGTACAGCCATTTCTTGTTGCTGCATAAATTGATCGCTTGCGGTCTTCATGGCATTAGGTCCGAGTTGTGCCGCCATTTGTGCTTGCTGTGCTTGTTGGCGAGCTTGTGCAACTTCCTCGTCGGAACGCACTAACTTGTCGGACTCGATACCAAGTGAGGTAGCTGTTCTTGCATAGAACTCTCCTGCTGACACGTACTCCTCTGTTACCTGTGGGCCAAATGCTTGTTGTCCAGCGGCTATAAAGATTTGAAGCTTCTGCTGGTCGTTGCCACGTCCTAATGCTTCCACGCCTGTTGTAATGGCAGGCTTCACCAAGTCTTTTGGAAGTGGTGGAACACGACCAGACTTGGTCATTTGCCGAAGTTTCTTTCTAGCAATAGGAAGCTGTAGTTCCACTGCCTGTAATGAATAAAGTCCTCCTAGTGCTGCCTCAAGTTCCTGTGAAAGCATACGGATCTCTTCTGCGGTCACACGTTCAGCTTGTCGCACTACGCTACTGTTGAGTAGGAATGCAGCAGAAAGTCTTTCCTCGATCTGGTTAATCTGCACCTGAGCAACATTAAAGTCGTTCTGCTTCTCCACACGGAGAGTTGTTAGGTCTTCTGCCCGACCCTCAATCACTGCACCATTATGGGCGTCAGTAATATCATCTGACTCAGTGATGCCATTGGGGTTATTCAAGAACAGTAGCTTTGCAGCGGCTACACTACCTTCAAGAATTGCCCTTGATAGTCCGTTGACTGCAACAAAGTCGCCTAAGTATTCCTCGACGAAACCACGCCCGTAAGACTCTCCATCAATCCGACTCCAGCGTAGGGGAATGTATTCCAGTTCGTCCTCTGTGTAAGTGCCAACTGTGGATTCGATGATGATATTCTTAACCTCTTGCCAGACTTTGTATTTTCCATCTTCTTGCCGTACTACTGCGGTATAAAGGTCTACTGTCTTCTCTTTATTTCCAGCGTTAGGAACATCTGGCAATTGGTCTTGGATCTCTTGCGGTAAAGTTTGTGGGGCTACAGTCTCAAGTGTTGCGATGTGTGTTACATTACCCATTGGGTCACGACGAACACCAAAGCGGTCCATGCGAAACATTCTCATTCCGCCATCCTTGGGCATGAATAACAATGCGTTGCCTGCTACAATGAGATGCCTGACTGCTTCAAATATAGGAACTCGTACTGCCTCGACTTCTAACTCTTGCGAAACAGCACGTTCAATATTCGCAAGTGCTTGTTCTAACTCAGTCCGAAATCCCTCGAAGTCCTCATTTGCCTCTCCCATCTCCTCTTCCAGTTTATTGAGTTCCATTCGGTCAATGGTTAGCCGAAAGAATGGAGCATTAGGGGGGAGTAATGCCAGCAGGAGTTTGGACGCAAGATTATTGATACCTCTTGCTCCGATACTATTGTGCGGCGTGGGAAGGTCACTTGCAGGGCCAAATCCAGCAGGAGGTACTAAGTGCGGAATAGTCAACTCAGACGCATCCCTAGCACGATCAAGAAAGATCTGGCGATTAGTCTCCAATGCGGAGTAGATGGACTGAGCGGTATTCATGTTAGTTGCCTGTTGCTGAGGTAGCCCCTACTGCTGCTGGACGCTTTAAGTCTTTGAAAGAGACGGAGATATTGCCAACAAATCTGTTGGTATGGGAAATACTTAGGTCATCAATTACGTGCTGGCCATTCTCGAATCTGGCACCTGAAGCGGAGATACTTCCTGAGCTGGCATTACCCGCACGATTGTACGAGAACTCACTAAACTCATGCTGTGGGATGTTATTCACTGCCTTGTCAATTGTGTCGGTAACACAACCTGTCAGCAGAATTGTGGTAAAGATTAGCTTTTTCATACCTCAAATACCTTATTTGTCTCCGTATCAAACTCAAGTTTATTCACGGAGATACCAAACCGCTGAGAGTATTCACTGATACCATACTCGACAATGTGTGGCGGGATGACTGTCTTGTATTTCATCTTCGCTCCTATCACTACCCCAACCCAAACAAGGAATGCACGGCGATTTAGCCTTTTCAGGTGACGCTCGTACTCTTGTGCATCAATCTGATCCTCTCTTCCAAGGAAGTAATTACGCACACCTTCTGCGATAACCGCTTCACGCAAGATTGCATCAGCAGTCCAGCGAGTAAATTGTGCTTTACGCAGTGTGCCAGTCTTGGTTTGCAACTTTCCCATACATGCTAGGTCGTGCCAGTTTCCTGACAGTGGCATAGTGCGAGGCTGTATAATCATTCGCAACGGGTACGGGTTAATACTAGGACCATCGTTGATTGTGCCTTTTGGAACTACACCATGACTGGTTTCCTGATTCTCTAAAAGGATTTGGAAGTCAGTACCGCCAAGTGCAACCTTAGCAGGGTTGTTATGAAAGACGAACTGCGGGGATGTGATGTGCGTTATCATTTGGTTTCAAGCTTCGTAATGATAATACCGAGTTCCTGCTTAATCTCCCCAAGGACTTTACCTTGAGATTCAGCCAACTCGAAAAGCTTATCACTATTCTGCTCGAGTCTTTTAATCTTCGACTCCTGCACCATTGTTAAAGTCTTGTCCTCGGCTCGCTCCTCTTGGAGTTTATCGACCTTTTCAGAAAGAATGTTATTCGTCCTTTCGTTAGCCATAACCTTACTCCAGACCTTACCTAGAGCAACCGCACCTCCGACTATCGTCACGCCAAGTCCGGTGAGTCCGATTAAATCTCCCGTTGAAATTTCCATTATCCTAAATTAGGTCAGGATCTACATACCAAGCATCGTTGGGATCTGCTCTACGTGCCTTGACTTCATCGCTGGTTAAAACTGTGGTTCCGTAAAGTGCGTATGGTTTATTGCCACTGTATTCTACGATGTAGTTCCCGTCTGGCATTGGAGTTGGTTCGATGACCACAGCGTAATCAAAGGTGTCTTGAATCTGCGTAATGTCGTCAGAGTCCAGTGAGTCCTTTTTGGTTTGGTCGATTATTGCGTATTTGTGTTCTGCACTCATGATGAATTATTGGACAGTTGTTGAGAAAGTTGGGCCATTGGTGAGAGTTCCGTTGTTTGATCCACTGCCTTGATCGGTTACAGTCGTGCCTGTCCCCCCATCGTTATCTCCCATTCTCCACCATCCGACAGGAGAGTATGATGAGAGGTCGGCAGCTTTCGCAGTAGTAGCACTGGCAATTTCAAGTAAATTTGCCGCAGTTAGTTGAGTTTCACAAATGGCCACCTCGTCAATCTTGCCGTTAAACCAAGACGAGGGAGATCCGTTCTTGTGAAGTGCTCCAACTGTAAACTTGTCCAATCCAGCAATACCACTGTGCCACACTGTTTTATCGGTAGTTAGTGTATAGGTCGCCCCAATACTAGCACCATCTACATAGATAGTTGCGTCAGTCCCATTATGAACAATAGCGACATGATGCCAGTCTGTGTCAGACCATCCGATGTTGGCTTTCTTTAGCGTCCATTGTTGTGTGCCAGCATTCAGGCAGGTTGCGGATATGTCGGTCTGACTAATGCCGCCAATCTGCAAAGAGATATAGCTATTTGCGTCATCATCCCCAAAGGACAACATTACCTCCCCCACGTTTGGCGTTGCGTCATCTGGTGCAACCCACGCCATCCACGTTCCACCAGTGAAGCTAGAGCAAGCACTTGCCGCCCCATCTGCTGCCATGTAATCATTCGTGCCGTCGAAGTCTACTGAGTAAGTGTTGGTGAGTTCAGGGGTACTGGTGGCGGGGCGATCTGTGCTGAAAATTGGTCCATTTACCAGAGTCCCGTTGCTGGACGATGAACCTTGATCGGTAATATTTGTTCCCGTACCACCATCATTATCACCCATTCGATGCCAAAGCACAGGGAAATAAGTAGTTAAATCAACCGGATCTCCACCATTGTATATTGCTGTGGCCTGTGTGGAGTTAATCGCACTTGGGATCACAGCCAACTCATCAATCTTACCATTCCAATATAAGGCAGGAGTGCCATTATTGTTCTTAGCCCCGATATAAGGAACGACTGGAGAGTTAGTGTCTCCATAAGTGGACATGGTTACAGCAGTAGAGTTAGTCACCTGACTGGACCCATTAATGAAAATCTCTTGCTCTATATTGCTTCCATTCTGCTTGAATACTGCAATGATATTTGTCCATCCCGTAAGGTCTGCACCTGATACAGTGTCAATTAATGCACTCGTCCCTACATTGTCAGCAGTATAAAAGATCGCTGCCCGACCACTGGTATTCTGGAATAATGCCACCCTGTCTCTTGCACTTGCATTATCCATTCCAAAGATATACCTCGTGCTACCTGTGGCATCCATCTTTACCCATGCAACTATCGAGAAACTAGCCTGAAATGTAGTGGCTAGGGTGTTCGCAATTGTGATATGGTCGTTGCTTGCGTCGAAATCAACTGAGTATGTATTCGGAAATTCAGCAGGTGCAGGAGTGGATGACCCAATCTGACTCGGTAGTAGCGTAACGCCACTAGGGAAGGGGCTAATCCTAGTGATTTCGGATGGAACTACCAGTGCCGATGGATTGTCCATTAGTACCCAGAGGTTGAGCCTGTAGCGGAAACAGTGTAAGTTCCGTCAGTTCGTGCGGTCACATTTCCACGTAGTTGTGTGTAATGCCCGTGTTCGTCACGTACTACAATGTCACCATCTGCCGTAACTGGTTCTGAATGAATCGTTATCCAACTGCCGTTTAGTTCTGCTTGGATTGCCACTGTGCCACCAGTTGTCACACTGGATGCGGTAATGACGTAAGTCCAACCCTTTATCTTATTGGTAGTTATGGCTGTGCCTGCACCTGTTGAGGTGACAGCACTTAGTAAAGTGTATTCTGCTAGTTTTGGGTATCCCATTACGTTCTTACTCCCGATTGTTGTTGCTGAATGCCGCCTAGAGTCGGTCTGGCTGAAGTTAGCTGTGAAGTGCCTTTGACTCGCTTAATGCCTCCTGTGGCTTTGCGTTTGCTTTGTGCAGTCTCGACCATTGCAGCTCGCTTAAATGGAGGAGGGGGAGCCGGAGGGGGAGGAGGAGGTTGTTGAACGGATGGGCCACCAAAACACATAATGAGTCCTTTGTTATAAAATGTTATTCTGTTGTTTGTCGTAAAGCTTCTTGAAGTGCTCGTATGCCTGTCGCTTGCCTACATTCGTCCAGATCTTGCGTTCCGTGTCGATCACGTCAGGGCATTTATCTGGGAAGATTTTATTCATGTATTCGATCAAATCTCTAGTGATTGCAGGTTCTGTTGCATTTTTTTTTGGCACTCCCCACACCCATGTACTAATTTAGATAGGGAGGCAACTTAAAAAAACTTCTTGACGGGTTTCTCCACTGTGTAGTAGGAGTGTAAGCAGAAACCAAAAACGAGAGGGAAACATGACACCGACACAACGGACACTAAAAGCAATGAGAGAGCAAGGGAGACTCTGCGGGATAGTAGAGAAGTTCCAGCAGTACGGAGGCAAATTTGGAGTACGACAAGACCTTTTTGGCTTCATTGACATTATCGCAATTGATCCGACTGAAGGTATTGTAGCAATACAATCTTGTGGGCAGGACTACTCTGGTCATGTTAAGAAGCTGACAGAAGAACGTAATGAAGCAGTCTTTGAGTGGCTAAAGCATGCACCTTGCGAGCTATGGAGTTGGAGAAGGGTAAAGCTTAAACGGGGAGGAAAAGCAATACGATGGAAGCCAAGGATTGCTGACCTTAGAATTATCAATGATGACATTGCTGTTATCGAACGTAAATAGAAACCATGAAAAATCAAATACACTACAATATGTCGTTTCCTGACTATCAGGCAATCGACGCACTAAACAGCGGCAAAGTACGTGCTGCACTAAAGTCGTTGCGTTACATGCGGCGACAAGAGATGACGCCAGAACCAGACTACAACTACACATTTGAGTTTGGGAAAGCGTTTGCCTATGCCTGCGAGGACATACAGATCTTCCATGCCCATTGTGCAGTTGGTCCCACTAAAACACCTACAGCAAAAGCGTGGAAGGAACAATTGGAAGAAGAGCCTCATATCGTACTCCTCACTGAGTCGGACTACAATCTTGTCAAGGTTATGCATGCAGCGATTTCGCAAGATGAAAACCTGAAGCACATCCTAGATGGCGAGAAGGAACTTACCTTCACTTGGGAAGATGAAGTGACTGGATGTGCCATGAAAGGTCGATGCGACTTACTTGTGCCAATAGGCCCAGAGGTGTATCACCTGATTGACGTTAAGACTATTGCGGATATTCAGAAATTCGGCTGGCAGGTGCGTGACTTCAAATACGATGTGCAGCTCGCTATGTATGCAGACGGGTTGCGTCATTGCGGTAAAAACATCCTGCAAGTCAGCAACCTCTTTATTGAGAAAGAGCAGGTACTTCCTGAGATGTATATGCACACTTACAATGATGAACAACTGAGCAACGCATGGGATCGCTACCAGATGTCAGTGAAGTCTATCAAAGATGCTCGCAGCACGGGCGTATATAGCGGCTATACTCCACCAATTAACAAGGACAGCTTAACAGGATTTTAATATGACGGCACTAGAAATAATAGAAGACACATTGAAGTATTACGAAACGAATCCTAGAGGAGTCACATTCGACAATGAAGGAAATACATCATGTGCATACACCCAAATCAATCCTGACGGAACTAAGATGCATTGTGCAGTCGGCAGATGCTTGCTACCAAAACACCAAAAGCCTAACCAAGACTGGAATCGGGAGGCAGTTCATGACCTAGAATCCTACGAGGCAGGCGGTGATATTAATACAATGCTGCAATCGAAGTACAAAGGTCAAACCTCTGAGTTTTGGAATGACTTACAATCCCTACATGACCACGAACTATACTGGAGTGATGATGGTGAATTAACACCTAAGGGGCTTGAACGAGCTGAAACACTAAGGGAGAAATACGCATCATGAGTAACCCAATACCAGAAGGTGAAGTCATTGAAGACGCCATTACAAAACACATGGATCGGAGATTCTTGTCCAGTATCGACCTTGCCGGACAAGGTGTAGTTGATCTTAAAATCTCACGAATTGAAAAGTTACCAGAGTTGCGATACGACAATGGTAAGGTAGAGAAGAACGCCATCTTGTGTTACTTCACAATGCCAGCAGATAGGCCATTGGTGCTTAAACCAGTACATATTAAGGCAATCATCAGTAAACTTGGAACAAACAACGTAAAAGAATGGGTTGGCAAAAGCCTCCCATTTCACGCCAAGGAAGGTAATTTCTTCGGCAAACAACAATTAGCAGTAAGAGTAGTAGAATAATATGAGTAACCAAATCACAGGAACAGTAAAAGCAATCACGCCAGCTACACAACGGGGGAACACCATTGTGCAGACAGTAGCCATTGAGGAGCAAGCAGGAGGACAATACCCCGAAATTGCGGTAATTGACTTCGTTGGCAAGAGATACGAGAAGGCCAAGGACAAGCTGGATCAACTCAAAGTTGGTCAACAGGTCGAAGTCGGATTCAATTACAGTGGTCGTGAATGGGAAGGGAAATGGTTTGGTAGTCTGTCCGGCTGGAAGCTATTCATCCAAGGTGGATATGCAGCACCGCAACAGCAGGCACAGCCAGCACAAGGACAACCTGCTCCATTCCCACAAGACAACAATGACGCAGCACCATTCTGAGTAACTATGAAACACACACGGAGAAAGAGTGAGCAGAACCCACGTAGAAGTCCTGCACAAATACTGAAAGACCTTGGCCTAAGTAAAGATGAGGTGCAAAAGACCTCACTTACTATGGCGGGTCAAACAGACAAAGCGAAGCAATTCCTAAAAAACCTGAGATACCAATGAATATTATCACGCACCTGCTCGCCACTATTGGCTTCCTTACGCTACTGACAGCAATCGTGCTGCCTATATGGTACTGGATTGATAATGAGTGCTGGAGAAAACGCAAGTCACGCATTTACGACTCCTACCAAGATGACGTAAACCTAAGTGAGATGCAGTCACGGAACCGGAATAGCCAACACTAAGAAACTATGAAACCAAAAGAACTACAATGGCAGGAGATGTCAAACAACTGCATTGGTGCAGTGTCAGACTATGGCACGTACATCATTAATGGGAATGACAACTCAATGCAGTTCACCCCATTTAATCCAGCAGAACGTGAACAGTGGGCGACAACAGCTCAAGTTATGGATGCAGCGGATGAGCTAAATCGCAAACACTGGAGACTCATCGGGCTGGCAGTTACTCATGAACAATAAGGAGATTAAAGAACAACTACGCTATCGTGAAGGCAGTGTGTTCGAGTGTTGTGAGGCATGCAAATACTTCACCACTACGGAGCACAGGTATCTGCCTGAAAAGGTTTATCACAACTGCACTCGAATGACATCGCTAGGGGCTAGTGTCGGGCCAGAACCGCACTACTACTGCGATGAATATGAACCTAAGTAACCAACTATGAAAAACCAACCAAAACAAATACAGCACTTACTTACGGAAGTTAATTGCAGACTAGAGCATGGCGTAGAAGATCCACACCTGCAATACGTGCATGAGCAATTGAAGTTAGCAAACTCCGCACCCATAATACAGGAGCACCACATTGCAGATCTTTGCTCACGCATTGCTAACGAGTTCGGGAGTACTCTTGCTGATTACTGGAATACCAAGTGCGTAGAGAAAGATTTGCCACCTATTTATGATAGGGGTGATTGTCGCAGTATCATTGCATCACACGTTAAGGAATGGAGTGAAACAATCCTAACCAACTAGAACTTGACACGACTACCGCCTGCACTACTGTAGGTGACTTAATTCGGCCTTCTCCCCGATACATGAACAATTCTTTTTACAGTATATCCCATCTTTTGGTTGAGCGTAGAGGCACTAAGTGTCTCGGAGAAGTACGCTCCTGAGAGGTGGGATGTTTTTTTTGATATGAATAAACTTAAATTTTACCAAGATATATTAGATGTCGTGCTCACCGAGCCAGAACACAAAGGCAACTCCACTTTAGTAAACATTAAAACACAACTACGAGGCTTAATTCAAGGGGAAGAGTTATGTGGCATGTTTGGTATTGATATTAAAGATATAGCAACACATCCAGTTCACTATAAAAAACTAAGCGAGCACCAACGCCTTGTCTTTATGGATGGCGAAAACAGAAAGATTGCTTGGCCAGATGACGGAAGGCAACCGAAAGACGAGTGGTTGTATGTAATCTCTTTCCCAACAGGGGCATATATATTTGGTAGAGATTACCCCATAAAAACCTTTGAGGCATTCTTTCAAGAATTGCGTCAGTATAGCCCTAAGTACACCGACTCAAAAAACAAAGCCTTGTACTATACCCCTGATAAAACAAGAGATGTACATGATGCGTTTAGTGAAATACTAGGACGGCACCGCAACGATGTTGATAAAGAATTAAAAGAAATAAAAAAGCAAAAATTAAGGGAAGAGCTTGCTGCACTTGACAAAGAGTAGAGAGAGTAATTAGATACGCATAAATCTTACGGCTGTAGCAGGCCGAATGATAGACCATGAAGATTAAATATATTTACCAAACCTCGCAGTTGAGATCAATGGGTAGTTTATCGCCCACTGCTACGATTTCCTGCGAGGTTTAATTTTTGATATGAAAAACTCGTTCATACTTTATAACGACTTACTGCCGACTGTGGAAAAGCTATCAGACGAAACAGCAGGCAGGTTGCTGAAGATGATTTTGCAGTATGCCAATGGAGACAATCCAACAACCGACGATCTTGTGCTGGATGTAATCTTTGGATTGGTGCAGCAGCAAATCAAGCGGGATACCAAGAAGTATTCTGAGTACATTAAAAAGCAACGGGATAATGGGAAAAGGGGCGGTAGGCCAAAGAAGCCAGCGGTTAATCAGGAAACCCAAAAAACCCAACCCTTTTTAGAAAAACCCAAAAAAGCTGACAATGATAATGTTAATGTAAATGACAATGTAAGTGCTAGTGTTAATGACAAACAAGATACTCCCCCCATAATCCCCCCTAAAGGTGGGAATACGCCAATTCCTAAAAAGCCACACTTTGATCTCAGTCATGCAGAACAATCCAATATGGATGGTGACTTAGCCTTTGAGATATTCGACGATTGGGCAAGAGCCACTGGCAAGACCTATCAGGATTGGGATATTGCATGGAGGAAAGCTTGCCGTGAATGGTTGCCAGACAAATACGCAAAGGTTAAAGCCAACCAACAGATACAGAACACCGAGATCAAATCAACTCCAGTCGAGCCTATCAACTGGCATAGCTTTGCAATTGAACAATATCCACAACTCAGGGACAAGCTGGAAACCGAGTACAAGCAATGGGACGACCTGCCGCAAAGCATTCAGGAAGCCATAACCGAGGACATCAAGAATGATTCATGACACAGTAACAGTACCAGACTCTACGGAGTACGAGCAGGGGCTACTTGCCTGTTGCTTTCTAGACCCTAAGTGCATTCAGGATTCGATCTGCTCAGGCATTGAGGATGCCACATTCAGCACGATGTTCCATGCAGACATCTGGAGCGTACTGGTTCAGATGGATAAAGACGGGACACATCCCAGCGAAATTGAGGTAGCTGATTGTCTAGCGAGGGATCACGAACATGACAAGGGTGGTGCCTATCGGGAACTTAACACGCTCACAGAAGCCGCACAGACCACTGTAAGCATGCCGTTCTATATTAAGGAGGCTCTTCGTATATCTAAATTACGAAAGACCCGTGAAGGATGCTTAACCGCCCTTGATAGAATTACTAAGGACGACGACCCAGAACGCATTGCCAAAGATTTACTGCAAACACTCAGCGACTCGGCAACAGAAACTAGCCAAGACACAGACATTCCGACAGTCACAGAGAGCGTAATTAACGACCTCAAGCAACGAAACCAAGACGGCAAGAAGTTCGTCGGGCTAGGCACAGGACTATCTAACCTTGATACCATCCTTGGGGGATTTCGTGAAAGCTCATTCAACATCATTGCTGGTCGTTCGAAGGCAGGGAAAACTACACTAGCCCTGCAAGTTGCAATACATAACGCAAAGCAAGGCATCTTCACTCGCATCTGGTCACTGGAAATGTCAGACGAGCAACTGCTATTCAAGGTGCTGTGTGCAATCGCTCAAGTAAATCCCAATAGGGCTAATGATTGCCTCCTAACGCAAGCGGAGTTTGATCGCCTAGAGTCTGCAAGGCACGAGATCTGCAAGCTTCCCCTAGCAATCAAGGACATTGCCAACGTAACAACAGAGAGGATTGCAGCACAACACAAACAGGACATCGCCAAGTACGGGCAAGCCTTCTGTGTGGTAGACTACCTGCAACTCGTCAGGTCTATCGAAAGGAAACTCTCACGGGAGCAGCAAGTGGCAACAATATCACGGGACTTCAAGATCCTTTTCAAAGACACTAAAAGCCAAGGTCTTGTATTATGCCAACTCAATCGAGGATCAGAGTCCGAGAACAGGGAGCCACGCAAATCAGACCTTAGAGAGAGTGGAAGCCTTGAGTCAGATGCAGATTCCGTCACCATCCTTTACAATGACTTGCAAGACCCAGACAAAACTTGGGCTAAAGTTGCAGCTAATAGACATGGTGCTGAAGGTAAAGCCGCATTGTCTTTCAATAAACCAATCTCACATTTCACCAACTACTAACCAATGACACGAAAGGATAAGAATGTGGCACAGCGTAAATCAGAACTTCGATCTTTCCACTTATTTGCAGGGGCTGGAGGAGGAATCCTTGCTGACCTCTTGCTCGGACACCAAGTTATCGGAGCCTGCGAAATCGAAGAGTACCCAAGAGAAGTCTTGTTGCAACGACAACGGGACGGAATCCTGCCAAGGTTCCCAATCTGGGACGATGTCTGCACCTTCGATGGAAGACCGTGGAGAGGAACAATTGACGTTATTTGCGGAGGCTTCCCCTGCCAAGACATCAGTTCAGCAGGTAAGGGTGCAGGAATTACCGGAGCACGTTCAGGACTTTGGAAGGAGTACGCAAGAATCATTGATGAGGTACGGCCTAAGTATGTCTTTGCCGAAAACTCACCACTGCTTCGCACTAGGGGACTTGGAGTTGTCCTCGAAGACTTGGCCGAAATGGGGTACCATGCAAGATGGGGCGTGTTGGGAGCTTGGCACGTCGGTGCGCCCCATAAAAGAAATAGGATGTGGGTACACGCTTCCAACACCTGTTTGCAACCCGTCGAAAAGAAAACTAACAAACGGGAAGAGTCTTTCAGCAAAGGGAGTGAGATACGGCATATCAATGTATCAGATATGCGGTGGAAACCCAGACCCGCAATTAGAAGAATGGATGATGGGCTGGCCTTTGGGTTGGACAGACTTAAAGCCATTGGAAATGGACAAGTTCCAGCAGTGGCAGCACTTGCATTCACGATTCTCAAACAGCGATTAACCAACGACACGAAAGGAAACCAATGAGCGAATACAAAAACCCACTAGAAACCATACCGCCACTCACAAGGGAAGAATACTTTGCACTGCCGAATGAAATAGGAGGCTACCTAAAGAAACATCTAGGTCATATCACATGGGAAAATGGAAATAAACGTCATTATATCACCACAAATGCAGGTAGATGGGCAGATCAAGATGATTGCCCTAACGCAGAATGGAAAGCCACAACCTCGTACTTCTACGG